GTATGCTTTTTCTAAATCTTCCGTATCTCCTAAATCAATATTTAATTTTCTCTCTAATTGTTTATAATCAATATATGCTCTTTTTAATACTTTTATATCTTCTCCATTGTATTTAATAATCATTTTTTTCATTTAAATCACTCTCCTAAATATATTCATTTAAATAATAAACTTTTCCATTTTCTTCTAACATAAAGTGTCTTTGGTATGTATCTATTTCATACTCCAATAATTGCTCTGCATTGCAATTTTCCACCCATTTATAAAACTCATCTTTAATCATATTTAAATATCTTGTTAATTCTTCATCTTCACAACCATTTTGAAAATCTTTTTCCCAATTACAATAATCTTCCCAAGCACCATTTATATCATCTGCCACCATAATAATATCTCTATCATTTAATAATTCATCAAAACTCTTTTCAAAATAATTTTCTAAATCTTTAATTTTAATCATTTAAATCACTCCTATCATTACACTATAATTATATTTTTGTTTATGTTTATAATATCTGCAATATTTATTTGCTTTCCTTATTTCACAATAATTTTTATATAATTGCTTTCCGTTCCTACTTATAATATCTCCCACAACTTTTTTATTTCCATTTAATACTTGTACTACTTCCAACTTAAAGTTATGATTACATAACTTGCCTAAATAAGTATTTTCAATTACTTTACATAAATAATACTCATATCTCCATTTTTTTGTAGTTTTATTATAAATATATAATCTAAATATGCCTTTACTTCCGTTTGCTATATCATCTGCATTTGTATAGTCCAAATTATCAAAATCAACCCCACTATTATCAATTTTGCCATTTAATTGTAGTTTTATTTCCATAATTCTTGCTCCTAACATAACCCACTAAAATATCTTATACCACTATCATCAATAACTATTGTTATTTCTTTATATTTACATATCTTTTTAGGTATATTTTCCACATAAACCGAATAACTATCTAATAATCTATCATACATTAATTTCCATTTATTTTTTGCTATTCTTTTTACTAACTCTTCTATATTTTCAATATCTTTTGTAAATATCATTATATCGTGTCTTTTTAATTCACTATCTAATTGATATATTTTCATATTTTCCACTTCCTAACCACAATAATATTCTACATTACTATTGAAAAGTGCTTTTTGATATTCATTTGTTTTACTATCAAACCATAGATATTTTTCAAAAAACTTATCATAGTAAAGTATTACATAAGCATTGCTTTCCTTTAATTCTGCTATTCTATTTTTAGTTAATTTATCAAAATATTTTACACTTTCATTTTTATAACCAATATTTAATATTACTTTATAAGTTTTTCTTTCCATTTTGCTTTCCACTCCTTTACTTTCCATATTTCCCCACATTTTACACTCTGCCATTTAATTGCTTTCCGTGTTTTTCCACAATTTTGCTTTCCATTACTTTATATATTATTTGCTTTCCAGTCCTATATAGAAAGAAGTGAAACAACTCACAAACCCAACCACCAACCATTATATAACTATTTATTAAAAATCTTCATCATCTTCATCATCTTTTGGTATTTCACCATTTTCATCAAGTCCTAAATAATCATAAATTGTATCTCTCTCAAACCATATAAAATCATTTATAGTTGTATCTTCTACTTCATCATCTGCCCCAAACATTTCATCTAAATATTGCATAAACTCTTCTTCTAAATCTGCATTACTAATATCATCTAGTGTTTGTCTAGCACCACTCCAACTATTATCATATAATTTACTAAAATCATTTTTATCATATTCATTAATTGTTTTTACTACTAACATAATTAATCACTTCTCCTTTTCTTTTTCATTACACTTATAGTATATCACAAGTTTTTTAAATATTTCACTTTTTTGCACCTATTTTAATATTTTTTTAGTAAAATCATCATTAAAATCTTTTAATTTCTTAAATTCTATGCACATTTCATCAAGTTTATCATAAAATTCATTTGTATTAAGTCCTAACTTCTCCAAATTATGAATAGCAACCTTTATATTAATAATTTCCTTATCAATATTTTTAATACTCTCATAATTTTGTCTTAATTCTGCTTTTAATTCTTCTTTAAACATTTTTAATCACTTCTCCCAACTTCTAAACTCATTATATCATATAAATTGATTATATTTCACTTTTTTGCACCAAAACCCACCACATTTTTAATTTTGCCATTTAATTATAAAATTGTTTTTTTTGTTCTCATCTGCTCCCCACAAAATTGAAAGTGCCATTTAATAAAATTTCCCCACAATTTTGCAAGTCGCATTTAATACAATTTTATCACATTTAATCAAACACTTGTTCGGTCAAACATTTGTTTGTATTTTCAAGGTGTCAACCTTTTTAGGTTTACAAACATTTGTTTGCTATGGTGTTTTTTTTGTTTGCTTGTTTGCTTTTTCTTTTTTGGTGTTTGCTTTTTCAATTTACAATTAAATTATATCACGGCTTTTTTATTTATTGCACTTTCTAAACACTTTTATTAAAAAAATATTATTATATATATAAGGAAAGAAAAAAAAGAAAATGTAAAAAAAAATAAAAAGTTTTAAAAAAAACTATTGACAATAAAATTATATATGATATAATAGTTATAGATGAAAGGAAAAAAGCACCAAAAAAAGAAGTGTAAACAATAAAAAAAACTTTCATAAAATTAAAAAAAAACACTTGAATTATAAAAAAATATATGCTATAATTAAAGTGTAAATAAAAAAGAAAGGAAGTGGAAAAAATGAAAAAAAGAGTTTTAAAAAACTATATTAGTTTTATTTTATATGCTATCAATGTTATATTAATTATGCTTGATATAATGCTAATTGCAGAACTTAACACAACATTTTTATTTTATAGTATTTCAATTAATATAATAATTTTAAACACTTATATTATACATAATTTTGGTAGTAAATACTTTATAAAAAAATATATGAATATTTTTACAGAAGAAGAGTAAAAAAAAGTATAATTAAAAAAATAATGTAAATAATAAAAATAGGAAAGAAAGAAGAGGAAAAAAAGAAAATGAAAAAAGAAGTTTTAAAAGATATAAAAGAATATATAAAAGAGAATAAAGGTATTACATTAGATATAAACACAATGAAAAATACAACAATTAACACTGGTTATAGTGTTTCACTTGCTGGATATGAAACAAAAGAAAAAAACATTGATAAAACTATGGAAATAGTAAAAGATTATATAAAAGCAGTAAAAAACTTGAATAAAAATAACTTGTTTGTTGGTGTTTGGTATGATGAAAAAACACAATATTATTATATAGATATATCAATGATAATTAATAAAAGAAGAGAAGCAGAAAGAATTGCAAAAGACAACAAACAATTAGCAATCTACGACTTAAAAAACAATGATAGTATTTATTTAAATTATAATATAAAGTTTTATAGCATCTATAAAAAAATATATGATAATAATGGTGTTTTAATTAATGAAATAATAGAAACAACAAAAGACACAATAAAAGAAGTGATAAACTATACACAATTAGAAAAAAGAGAAATATATAATATAATTAATGATAAAGTAGAAAATAAAAAGTATAATATTTTCATAGATTACATATCTATTAATGATTATGTAGAAGGACTTTAAAAAGAAAGGAAGTAAAAAGATTATGAAAGAAAGTAAAAAAGAATTATTACCAGTTTTTGAAAATGTAAAAAGTTATTATAAAAAAGCAGAAGTAAAAAAATATTATAATAAAAATAATATAATTGTAAAATATGAGTTATTAAGTTATAACACAATAGTATTAATTTATAAAGAAAGTAAAATAAAATTAAATAAAAATATTAAAAAAGAATTATTGACAAGTCAAACAACTTTACGACACATAAAAGAGTTTATAAAACAATATTATTATTTACTAGATGAAGAAACAAAAAAGACACTAGAAAAAAATAATTTTAGTAAAAAAACACTATGACAATTATTTTATTAAAAGTAAAGCACCATTAAAAAAATGGTGTTTTTGTTTGGTGTTTGGTGTTTTATTCTACTTCTAAGAAGTCGGTTTTTTATACCTTTATAATAAAAAAGTGTTAGGGCGTGGGCGTGGTGTTTTATTGTATAATATAACATCATTAACGGGCTATATTTACAAAAAAAAGACCACAAGCACCCGTTATAATAAAGTAGCACCTCACTTCAAGCGTCGTTTTATCGCCCACTCACGTCCATTCTCCCGCACTTTTTGACCTGCCCCGGTATATTTACATTAAACTTGCGTTGACGTCGTGTGGAGCCCCTCAAATGGGCGAAACACGAGACGTCTATCTGTGGAGGTCTTAATTAATGACCTTTCTTTTGCAAATGACCTTCTTTAAAAGACGCCACTACATACAAAAATGGCGTAACGCTTATGCCTTTTGGAGAGGCAACGCTACGCCATTCAATTTGAATAAATTTAGACCTTTTGTAGTGGCTCTAGTAAGACCTGTTTTTGGGTGTTAAAAATACCATTTTGGAACCATAAAAGTTCCAGAATTTTTTTAAAAGCCTTATTTTATGCGGGTTTACAGAGGTCGTCCTTAAGAATAGTAAGGAACATAGAAAAGAGAGGACTTAGTGAAAGCTGCAAGCCGCCCTTCAACCTGCACCGCCAAGCGGAGCAACCAGACCTTTTTGATTTTTAGTGTAAACAAAAAGAAAAAGAGTAAATTAATTACTCTTTCCACATTCACGTTCAAACTCACCACGTAATTCCCAAACAACAGATTCCATAAAGTTAATATCATCTACATATTGTTGTAGAGGCACTACACTTCTGTTATTAAGATTATTGACCTCTTTTTCAAGAGAATCAATTTTGCCGGTCTTATATGTTAATTCTTTATTTAGTGTAGATATTGTCTTTTGGTCTTTATATATCTGCATACCTAATCCTGTTATTATAGAAATTATTCCAAGTGCCACAAGAGTTATAATTATCTTCTTTGTTCTATTCATAATCTCTGCTGAATGATTGAGATAACCATATTGCTCTATTAGTACCAGGTTTGTCGTAGTTCTTATTAGTATTCATTGCATATAGTATAAAATATAATAATAACATAATCATTCGTCTCCTTTCGTTTTCTGAATATAGTGTATCATATAAATTTAAAAAAGTCAAGTTTTTCTCTTGACAAATGAAAAATATTATGATAGTATATGTTTAAGATAGGAGGCGGGTATAAATAGTGAACGACACACTAGAGGCTTATAATTCTCTGCAAATGCTTAAGAGAATAGATGAGAAATATCTGAGGACGCATTACAATTTACAAAGCAGAATAGATAAAGGCTCCAAAAATAGACTTATTATATGTAGAAGCAAGAAAGATTGTAGAGAGGCAATTAAATTTATTGCTAAAGACTATCTTGATAGGGCTGAAATTAATATGTCTGATTTAAAGATAAAGATAGACGGCATTACTCTTATATTTATGCCAGTATCAGAAATTGATTATTATCTTACTGGTTATAGATATAAAGAATATTATTTTGAGGAGGAATTTCATTTATGATGGAAACATTAGCAAGAGGAGATTTACCGGAATTCACTAATCCTAATATACATCAGATGTTAGATATTGGTAAATATATGTATGCTATAGAAGTTTGGGAAGAAGGAAAGAAGCTTCCTCAATATATATTATGTAACAAAGAAGACCTATTTATACATTTAGGTATGATTAAATGGTATGGAGCTTGGAGGAAATTTTGTTGGTTTACGGATGGAATCTTTGATGATGTAGTATTTGATAGTAAATGTTTAAATGATATAGAGAAGTTCTTAGATGAATTAAATAAAATGTATAAGGAAGGAGAATTTAATAAGTGACGAGAAAAGAATTAAAGGCGGCTTTTGCTGAAGCCAAAGAAAACAAATGTGGTATATGTGTAGAAATACAAATGCCTGGTCAGAAAACAAATGAATTAATTATAAACGATTGGAGTGCATTAGATGTTAAATTAGAGTATTATCTAAAAGCATATGATGAAAATTTAGTACACTCTATGAATGATAGAATTAAAATAGTTAAAGCATATCCTTGTGATTATTACAGAGGTGAATAGTATGAAGCTTTATATTGTTATGTCTTGGGGAAGTGACGACGTTCCTATAGGAATATTTGATGATATAGATAAAGCTAAAGAATGTGCAAAAAGGAATAACACAAGTGTATATACTATGAATTTAAATGAGGAATTAGAAAATAAGAAAGAATTCTTTGAAAGAGGAATCGGAAAGGGCAAATAATTATGAAAGAATATTTAGTAGAAGTTGTTAGAACTGCACGCCATTGGGTAAAGGCTGCAACAGAGGAGGAAGCTGAAGAGCTTGCTGAAAATATGGAAGAAGACGATAATGTCGATATTGAAGATGTTAGAATTATAGATGAAAGAGAAATAGAAGATGAAGATGATTATCTACAATATTTAGATGATGATGAAGAAATAGAAGAGGAGTGGTAAGATGAGACAAATTAGATATGAAGCTATGATTGTTGGCGGTTCCAGTCAATGCAGCATTTTAAGATTATCTGATTATGAGAGCCGCCACGAAAAGTCTCAAAACACTGAAGCTCTTGCTGAAGAAATGCTCAATAGGTCTATGAACTGGATAATAGATGGGAAAGAAGTATTTACTCAAGTTAGTGCTCTTTGGGAATTAGTTAAATATTTAAGAAATAAAAATAATGAGGTATTTATTCATTTAAAGACCAATAATTATAATTATTATTTTTTAAGATGTGCATCTTTAACAGATGAAATATTAGATTGTTGTGATGTACTAACTGATAAAGATAGAGTGAACATAGACCTTAGGGCTACTGTTATGAATAATGATATTATTTATTGGGAGGTAAATTAGTGGAAGAGATATTAATAAAAGAAATATTATCTGCTTATTCTAGTTTAAGTAGACAAATAGAATTTCTAAATGTAAAAATGTTTGGTTTAACTCAATTATTATTAAATAAAGGAATCATTACTGACTCCGAATATGATAAATATTGCAGTGACGAAGCCGTTGCTGATATTTATAGAAATATAAACAAGAAATTGGAGGATGGGAGATACTATTGTAATTGGGTTCAGATGGGAAGAAGAAATTAATATATATGTATGTAAAAACTATGAACACGCAGAGGCTTGGTTAGATGAAAACGGCAATTGGGAGAAAATGGACTGGTTAAGGGACTATGAAGAAGAGGAAATTCGTGAAAAATATGAAGAATTTTCAAGAGATGAGCTTATAGAAATGCTTATGAAGGACAGAAAACCCCAATATAATCCACGAAAAGAGGTCTAAAACACTTAATTTTTGTTGAAAAATAGTGTAAAATGTATTAAAAATGGTTAATTTTTGTTAGAAGAGAAGGAGGAAGATTAAAATGATAGAAGGAACGGCAATAAGTCAGAATTATGGTTCTACTATTTCATATTTTGCACCTAAAAAATAAGAACTGTAGATAAATTTCAATGTGATGATTACGGAAACGAAGATTATGAAGATTTATTTGATTGGATTAATACTGATAGTTTAGATGAAGAGGTTGAAATAACTAATTATGTCTATAGTATTTCTTTAAAATATGATGATTTTTATAATTATGAGCCAAAGATTTATAACACAAATAGAGAAGTGGGATGTTGCCCTGTATGTGGAGGTAATGGAGTTGTTAGTAATGGGTTCTATAATCATACCGGTAATACTTGGGTTACATCAACAACTGCACCAGAACAATGTAGAAGTTGTAATGGTAAAGGATATGTAGAAATATGATAGAGATTACAAACGTCTGGGCTGGATGGTTAACTTTTCAAATTCACTATGGAGATTTAACACATCAATTTACCGTTAGCTATTTAGATGATTTTAAAGAAGAAATAAATTATTTATTGGGAATAAATGAGAATGATGAACATCCGGAGTATCTATATAACTATAAATATGGAGTAGAAAGCAGGGCTATTACATTAGATGGAGAAGGAACTCTGCTTAAATTAAGTATTTTAAAAACTGAATATGAAGATTACTTAACTCTTGTATGGTGGCTAAATGATGAGATTCCTGTTTGTATGGTATTTGATTATTCAAGTTTTGTAGAAAGCTATCTAAACGAAATGAATAGAATTGGAGAAGAAACATATAAAAAAGATTTTTTAATGGATTATGAAAGAGAAGAATAAGAGGTGATTTTATGTTAATGGTATTTTTAATATCAATCGCATTAACTTTATTGCTTACTGGGATAACATTCCCAATACATATGGGATTGTTGTTATATTATTTACCTGAAGAATTAGTAGATAAAGCTTTTATTTTTAATACGGCTTTAATGTGGTTAATAATATTTATAATTTTAATAATAAATGTAAAGAGGGAGAATAAAAAATGATTAAAAATTATGAGATAACAATAAGTCCTAATTATGTAAGTAATTGGGGAATAAATGAGGCTATAAGAGAAATACTTCAAAATGCTATTGATGCAGATAAAAATGGATATAAGAAAAGTATTTATTATAGTGGAGATACTTTATATATTAATAATGAAGGAATTTCATTATCTGCAAAAGACCTTATATTAGGGTGCTCAAGTAAATCAGACCAAGATGGTATGATAGGTAAATATGGAGAAGGATTTAAATTAGCATTAGTTGTTCTTTTAAGAAAAGGTATGAATGTTTATGTTGATAATAATGATAAATTATGGAGTCCTTCATTTAAAGTCAGTGAACAATTTGGAACTCAAGTTCTAAATATAGAAGAAAGTGACGATGGAAGAGGAGAAGGTCTAACTTTTGTTATCAGTCCGGTTGACCAACAACTATATAATTCTTTATTAAATTATTTCCCTTGCATAGATGAAAGTTTTGGTAATGTTGTTAATTGTGATAATGGACAAATATTACTAGATAAACAATTCAAGGGTAAAATGTATGTAGAAGGATTATATATTCAAACAGATGACAATTTTCAATATGGTTATAATTTTAATTCAGATGTTGTAGAATTAGATAGGGATAGGAAAGCAATTAATTATTATGAATTAAGAGCATTAACTGCTCAGTCAATTGTTACGGCGGAAGAATGTAATAAAGAAATATTTGATGCTATTACAAAAAGTTGTGTTGATGTTAGAGATATAGAAGAAGTAATAGATGAAGCAAGTGAATCTTTCTTAGAAGAATACAGAGAACAATTTTATGAAGAGAATGAACTTGAAGAAAATACTCTTGTTGCAACAGAATCTGTTATGAAACAGCTTGAGCAAATGGATATAGATGTTCCAGTTGTAAAAGGAACAGAGATTCAAAGCTACTTAATTGCTAAAGCTAATGATAAATTAGGAATTATTGAAGAAGCAAAAGAAGCTATTAAAAATAAAGACGAAAAAGAAGAAGCTTTTGATGATTTTAAAAATTCTAAATATGCAAGATTAATGAATTGGTTCTATACAAATAAACATTATTTACCAAAGAAAGCACAGGTACCATTTCTTGATATAATGAAGTCTATGACTCCATATGGATTTTATAAAATATCTGATTCTATTCCAGAAGAATTTGATTATTCTGATGAAAATATCAAAGCATTAAAAGAAGAGATATTAAAAAAGGAAGAAATTTTAGATGAAGAAGAGATGTAGGCATCAAAAAAAATATCATTGTGAAAAAAATTGTTTATACGAGGAATGTCACGGTTATCATTTAGCAGAGTATGATATATATTGTTCTAAATGTGGTGAATATTTGGGACATTGGGCTTATGGAAGTTTTGAACCAGAGTTTGAAATAAAATATGTTCTTAAAGGATTTAAAAAGATATATTGGTGGTTTAGATATTATATTTTGCAAAAATAAAAACGAGTTTAATTACTCGTCTTTTTTATTTATCCAATCTTTAAGAAGCTCACGCATTCTTTTTGATGGTATATAAACTGTTATAGGTTTGCCATCTCTTATTGCACTTCTATATATAAACTGTATTAATTCAGATAAAGCATAAGTATCTTCATCTACTTCTATTCCCTCTGTTTCAAAAAAGTGTTTTAATGTTGGCTTCATATATCTATTAGCTATATAAGCAACAGCAGTAGTGTCTTTATAATCATTTGTCGCTCTAATATTTATTGGAACAAAAGCTTTTGTATATCCTTTGCCTTTTATAATATCATAATATTCTTTAAAAGTAGTCCAAAGTTTTTCTTCTATTGGCGTTCCTTCGGCGGTATGTTTAAAAAAATTGCTTATATTATTTTGTAATTTTTTCATTAACATAGATTTTTTATTTCTATGAAACCAGGACATTGATAAAGAACCTCTATTATCTCCTATAGCATTTAGTTTGCTATCATCTACTATTGTTATTAACTTTTTTTGTTCATCATAATTATATTTAACTTCTTTTGTTGTTAGTTGATAATTATCAACATAAAGTCTTTCTATATCTACTTGATTATATTCATAATAGGCTTTTTGCCCATTAAACATATAAGTTAAGATATAAACTTCTTTAAAAGAATCAAATATTTCTATAGGGAAAGTCCAAACCAAAGATACTACTTCTCCGGAATCAGAGCAATGTGCTTTAACTCCTCCCATTTCTATCATATGTTTATAATCTAAAAACCTACCTTCATAATCTTTTTTTTCTTCATTCCATATAACCGTCATATCTTCTTTAACAGTTATATATTCTTTAACAATTGTTTGTAAGTCATTTTTAGTTATATCTATTTCTTCAATAACATCTGCTGCTTCATCAACAATTAATATATAATCATAAAATTGAGTTAAATCTAATACTCTATCTGTTAATTTTTGAAATAAAGCGTGAGTAGAAACAACATTATAGCCCTTTTCTATAAGTCTAGTTAAATCTTCTGATTTAGTAGGGGCTTCTTCTGGCTCTATAAAATTTCTGTTTGTGCAAGATTCTTTTATTCTATCTACCTCAGTTAGAAATGGAGTTATATATAAAAATTTTTCATTGTCATTTTTTGAATTATTTATAAAATTTATCATTGCGGTTGTTTTACCCACACCGCATCCAGCATCAACAACTTTTATTTTCATTATATTCCTCCTCCCGATAACCATTTATTAAACTCCTCTAAAATTTTATCTTTATCTCCGAGATAATATTGATATATTAAATCTAATCCATTATGAGTATATATATATTGAAGATTTTTATTTTTACAAACAAAGTCTCTTCCGGTACATTGTCTACAACTGTTGGCTAAATAATTTTTACCAACCATATTAAAATAGTCTTTGTTATATGGATAGTAAAATCCACAAGTATTACATCTCTTCCATAATGTATCTTTTCTTATTTCATAATCTCTTGTAAGACACATTATGCTCCATACATCATAATCAGATAAGTCTGGTTGATAACCTATAAATTCTTGACTGTTATTAGATGTAACTCCAAAATAATTTTGAGCTGCCGCTAAATATTTTTGTTTCATCATCATTTTCTTTGGAGTATCTTTTGCTAGAGTTAAATTTTTAAGTATAAGACACATACCCTCAGTATTCATAAACCAAGTTTTAGTAGTTTTATCTTTGGCTGAACTATTCGGGTTGGTATATTCTATAACTCTCATATGGACTCTAAATTCTTCTTTATCTCTATAAAATCCTGGTGTGGTTCTTCTAAAAAGAACTTTACTAAAAAAAGAACTTAAAGGGTACCAATATTCTCCAGTATCTTTTTCTAAAAGTCTGTATGTTGTGACGCTTAATATATTATATGTTTCTAATTCATATTTTTTGGTCATATCATCACCCATTGTTATTCTACCATATTTATTTATTTTTGTCAAATAAATTATTGACAAAATGAGGTTTTTTTGATATAATGTAGTTAATTAAGATAGAGGAAGGAGGAAACACGGTGATGACAATTTACTTAGACTTTGACAACACTATAGTTGAAAGTAATAAGAGAATAATAGATATGTTAAATAAAAAATATGGTACATCTAAAACCGAGGATGATTTGTTTGATTATAATTATAATTCTATTTATCCGATTAGTGAAAAAGAAAAACTTCAAATGTTTGAAAGTGAAGAGTTTTATAATGGATTAGAATTTAAGACCGGGGTTTTAGATGTTTTAAATAAATATAGTCAGTCTTATAATATTGTTATACTAAGTATTGGTACTGAAGAAAACTTAAGAAGAAAACAAGATTGGTTGAAAAACAACTTACCTTACGACTTTAAATTTATTGGGTTTGATGGAAAATCAAAAAAGAAGAGCCGTATAAATATGGATAATGCTATTCAAATAGACGATAATTTTGATTGTTTAAAAACTAATGCTGCTTTAAAAATATTATATAAAAGTTTTCATAACTTTCCTTGGCAAGAACCGACTTCTAGTGAAGAATTTATGGTGGTGAATACTTGGGAAGAAATAGATTCAATTTTAGATTTTTATAAAAAGTATAATTGTAAAACATTAGAGAAAATAAGGTAAGGAGGAGATTATTCTTGAAGGTTCTTCAGAATTTATATTATGTTTATAAGATACCATCAAATAAAATTAACAATTTAAAAACATATAGTTTCAAAGATGCCTCAAGAGATGGTTGTGTGGTATCTATAGGGGATAATTTAGTCTTTGCTAAAATAAGAGAATATTATGGGGAAACAGGAGACCATATATCTTTATATAACAAAGTTCAAGATATAAGAAAAGAAATGAAAAATATTAAAAAGCAGCCTACTTGTCAAGAAAACATAGATAAGTTAAAAGATTTACAACATCAATTAGATAAAATGCTTTTTATAGATGATATAGTTAATATAAAAGTTGTTACAAAAAAAGAATATAAACAAATTGCAAGAGATGGATTTGATTTAAATGGAAAACATTATGTAAGATTTATGGTTGGTTCTGGTCAAATGAGAAGAAACACTGTAAGTTTTATTAATGAAGAATTATATGATTATATGCAAGAACATTTAATGTGTGGATTAGATAAAAAAATAAAGAATATAAATCTTGCAAAATTAAGTGCTTATTTTGCTTTATCTTTTTCTTCTGTTCTTTGGGTTAGAGAACCAAAGGTTTGTGTTATAAAAGATTTTGATACTGTGATACCAAATCAAAAGCTTAATTTTATTTATAAAGATGATGAAGGAAAAAATCAGGTTAAAGAGATATATAAAGATTTAAAACTTAATAGCTGTGATGGTCAAGGAATTATAAGTCCGGAAATGGCTCAAAATTGGGCGGAAGATATGCACTTAAACTATGTCCCTTGTTCCTTTGTTGTAAGAACAGCATTTGTAAAAGGAAATCTAGTTACATTTGATTTTAAAGAATATGCAAGAGAAAATGGTATAACTAAAATTAAGGATAGATATGGAACAGAATATAACATTGATGATATTGATGTACTATTATCGGAATCACAATTTAAAATGGCAAAATATTATTCTGCTTGGGAAGGTTATCTAAGTTATCATCATTCTTATAATTTAAAATGGGGAGTAGCAAGATATAACAAAGAATTTGATGATGAATATGTATTGACTAATTATCAATATATACAAGTTCTTGATTTAGATAGAGAAGATATAAAAGGATTAGTATCTTATACAACAGATTGGTTTAAAAATATCTGTAGTGGAGATAAATTATATTCTTTAGCTTATAATATAGGAATTAAAAATCCAGAAGATAGTTTATCTGAAATAATTAATTCTTGTGGAAGTGCTTTTACAAAAGCTATTGTTAAAAATTCAAAAATGTTAGAAGATGGATATGTTCAGAGAAAGATATATAATTCTATTAAAGAATCTATTCGTCAGGCTAAATTAGGAAGAATATGGGTTAAAGGAAATTATCAATTTATGATAAGTGACCCTATTGCTCAAGTAAGAAATGCCTTAGGCTTATCTCCAGATGGAGAATTACAGGCAAATGAAGTTTATTCAAATTTTTGGAACGAAAGAAATGTTTCTGGAGAAGTTTGCTTGATGAGAAGTCCATTGACCCATTATTCAGAAATAAATGTTGAAAGATTAGCAAAAACAAAAGAAATGGAAAAGTGGTACAAATATATTTATAGCGGTGTCATTTATAGTATATATGATATTGCTACTGTTAAGCACGCAGATTCAGATTTTGATGGAGATATAGTTTGTTCAACTAATAATGAATATTTCTTAAAGGGTGCTATGAGAAATGAAATTCCTATTACTTATGAAAAAGAAATGGTTCCTACTCAAAGAGTGACATTACCTAATTTTATTAGATGTGATGTTAAAGGATTAGATACTAAAGTTGGACAAATAACTAATTATTCAACGAGTATGATAGCTATGCTTCCATTGTTCAAAGGAGAAGGTCAACAAGAACAACTTCAAGAAATGCAAAAAAGAATAAAATTACTTAGAGAAATACAGGGAGCAGAAATAGATAAAATTAAAGGAACTACCCCACCTCAATTCCCTAAAGAATGGAGATATTGGGTTAAAATAGACAAAGATGATGACGATATAACTAAAGCAGAGAAATATAAATATAATTCAATGGTTGTTAAGAAAAAACCTTATTTCTTTATTTATTTATATTCAACTTTGATGAAAGAATATAAAGCTTATGAAAAAAACTTTAATAGTATTAGTTACAAGCATTTTGGAATGTCTATTAAAGATTTATTAAGAAAAGAAAATAGGTCTGAGGGAGAAAATAAATTAATTAGAAAATATAGAAAGTATTCTCCTGTGTTAGAAACAGACTGTGTTATGAATAATTTATGTAAAGAAGTAGAAAGTTCTGATTCTGATATTAAATTTCATCCAAGCAAGATTAGTTTATTAAGCGAATTTGCAGATTATTCTAATATAGACGAGGAAAAGTTAGCTACTCTGATGGATATATGTAAAACATATAAATCAGAAAAACAATTCAGAGGATTTTCTACTATGATAGAAAATGAAGGAATTGCTGATGATGATATTGCCGAAATTATGAATCAAGTTTTATATGGGCATAAAGATAAATATAGGGAAAAAATTAAAAACCTATTTAGCAATACCAGAGAACTTTTTAATCATTTAATGATGATGTGTCAAAGAAAAAATATTAATCACGATATAGTTTGGGATATAATGGGAGACGACATAATAGATATTATACCTGTTTGTAATCCTACTGTTTTGATAGAAGATGATTATGGTGTTGAATATTTAGGACATAAATATCAATTACAGGAGGTGGATAATGTTAGTATTTGACGAAAAAAAATATGCAAGAAATCTTTTAAAAGAAAAAAAGTTTCAAACATATAGACAAAAAGATATAGAAAGATATATTCTTATTAGATATTTAGCCAGTGAAGGAAAGAATTTCGATGAAATAAAAAAAGAACTAGAAAAATTTCCTCTTATTGGATGTGAATATTTAGATAAAAAAGATGTTGATTTGATTTATAGTAAAATAGTAGATAGAGCTCTTAGTTGCCCACTTGTGACTGATATTGAAGTTAATATTTATAAATCAGAAGTTGAAGTAATTAATAATTTAGAAGATGAGAATCTAAAGAACTTATTATTTATGTTATTGGTTTATTATAAGTGGGCTGTAAATCAATCATATTTATATTTCTTTAGTAAACATAATAATGTTAAAATGGTTATTACCAATGATATGGATGTTTGGAAATATGCGGGTATTATGAAGTTAAGAGTTGCTGAAAGATATAGACTATGTAATAAATTGATAATTAATGGTTTATATGTGGAAGATAATTTTAAATCAAATAATTATTTTTATTTACCTTTTTCTGTTGATGAAGGAGAAATTGCTTTTACAATAAAAAATTATGACAATATATTAGGTGAATTGCAATTTTATAATGATAAAGAACATTATAAAAGATGTGCTATTTGTGGAACGGTTATTAGAAAAACACGTTCTCCAAAAAAATATTGCACTAATTGTGCACACGACGAAAATATAAGAAAAACAAAAGAAAACAAAAAAAGTTTGAAAACCCAATCTTCTTAAAACATTGAAAATAAAGGGTAAAACAGATGTTCGTAAAAATATTATATATAATGAGAAAGAAAAACAAGTTTTATTTAATAAAAGGAGTTTGATTATGGAATTAGAAAGAAAAGAAGGAGAGACAGAGATACAATATTTATGGCGTATTGGTAAAATGGTTGATGCTGGCAAAATAGGAAGTTGGAAAGATATAACTCCTACTTTAAATAAACAACTTAGAGAAGATGATGAATATTATGATGAGTCGGCATATAGAAAAAAATATCAAGCAGCTAAAAAGTTCTATGATGAAATTTTTTCTCAACAAGGAGACGAAGATTTTAAAAAAGAACAAGAAGAAATATTGAGAGAAATAAAAAAAGAAAAAATAAAATTAAGAGACGAAAGAACAGAATCTAATAGAGGAATTAGAATAGAAGCCAGAGTCGAAGATAAACTTGATTATTTTGAAAAAATAATTGCAAATCAAGGCAAGGTAGACTATAGACCTCTTAAACCAGCTGAAAGAGAATTAATAATAACAAAATCAGACAATGATTTAGTTATTATGTTAAGTGATTTACATATAGGTCAAACTTTTGCTTCAGCTTGGGGAAGATATAATTTAGAAGTCGCAAAAGATAGAATGAACCAATATTTAAATAAAATAATAGAAATAAAAGATAGACATAATTCTGAAAATTGCTTTGTAACATTACAAGGGGATATGATTAGTAATTCTATTCATAAAACTATTGCAATAACAAATAGAGAAAATGTAATTGAGCAAGTAATATCTGCTAGTGAAATGATAACTGCTTTTTTAGCAGAGCTTAGTAAGATATTTAATAATGTTACAGTAGCAAGCGTTGTTGGTAATCATTCAAGAATAGATAAAAAAGAAGATGCTCTTAAAGATGAAAGATTAGATACTCTAATTGAATGGTATGCAAAAAGTAAATTAGAGAATTTTGAAAATATAGAATTTATTGAACCTTATGATAATACATTTAATTGTTTTGTTGTTAGAAACAAACATTACTTTATTGTTCACGGGGATTATGATAAATTTGATATGGCGGGAGTTGCCAAATTAAGTATGATGGCGGGTTATTTCCCTTATTGTATTTTATTTGGACATAGACATTTCCCTGCTACAACTGAAATCAATGGTATTAAATTAGTTCAGTCTGGAAGTTTTCCTGGTGCTGGAGATGACCATACTATTGAATTGAGGTTAAGTGGAAAACCATCTCAAACAGTATTGGTTTGTAATGAAGATGGAATAGAATGTAATTATACAGTGGAACTCGATTAAGAGTTCTTTTATTTTTTGAAAGAAAGGTGAGATTAGGTGGCTACAAAAAGTAAGAAAATTACTACGAGTCAGCCAAAAGAGCCTAAAAGAATTTGTCAGAATCAATCTTGTAATGCTATGGGAAGATACCAAAATAATAGTGATTTTTATAAATCAAGAAATATATCAATAGGTTATCACCCTTATTGCAAAGAATGTGTTAATGAGATAATAGATATTGATAATATGCAAACTGTTTATGATGTTTTGCAAACTTTAGACACACCATTTATACAGGATGTCTGGAAAGAGGCTCTGGCAGATATAGATGGTAATTATATAGATAAATATTTAAATTTAATAAATAACACATATAAATCAAGATATGAAAATGCAAGATTTAAAGATAGTATTTATGATAGTGAGCTAATATTAGAAAAAGATGAAAATGGAAATGAAGTTAAAAATTGGGATGATACTTGGCAAGGATATTATTCAAAAAGAGAATTAAATTATCTTAATAAATATTATCAAGATTTAAATAATGATTTTAAAATTATAACAACAAATCATAAGGATTATGCTAGAAGAATAGCACAAGCATCATTGATAATGAATGATACTTATAATGTTATGAGGGATAATCCTGATGATAAAGATGCAGTAAGTGCTTATAATACTGCTGTATCTAATTTTGATAGATTATCTAAATCAGCACAATTTGCCGAAAGTCAAAGAGGAGCAAATGATGTTTCTCTTGGTTGCTTTGGTAGAGTATTTGATGCTGTTGAAAAACATAATTTCGTTCCTCAACACATACCAGAAGATAAAGATATGTTTGATAAGATTATAGAACAATTTTCAAATATTGAAAAGAGTTTATAATGGCAGTAAATATAAAAAAAGTTAGGAAGGGTGTAGAAGCTCAAAAATCTTGGGGATATGATAACACTGATTCTCCATTGAGTTATGACCCTATTAATGAAGAAAAAATTGATTATGAAGAATGGACTAAATTCTTATCATACTATAGATATTATGTTGATGAATTTGCTGTAGACATATTAGGAATGACTAATTTATTCCCATTTCAAAGACTTTTATTAAGAGCAATGGGAAAGTTTCCGAACATAATGTTTATAATGTGTAGAGGTTTAACAAAATCATATATTGCTGCAATATTTATTTGTTGTATGGCTATTTTGTATCCAGGTATGGCAATAGGAATTGTTTCTGGAAATGGTAACCAAGCAAGGATGGTTGTTAAACAGAAAATAGAAGGGGAATTATGTAAAAACGAAAATATTAAAAGAGAAATTAAAAGTATAAAAACAAGTTTAGATGATTGTATTGTTACCTTTAAAAATGGAAGTTCGATAAGAGCTTTTACTTTGGGTAACAATCAAAAAGGAGATAGTTCAAGAGGTTGGAGATTTCAACTTATATTAGTTGATGAAGCTCGTCTAGTTAAAACAGAAGCATTAAAAGAAGTTTTAATACCAATGACTAAAACTCCAAGAACTAATGCAATAGATTTAAAAAAGAAATTTCCAGATGCTCCTTATGAAGAAGGACGAATGGTTTATATTTCATCTGCTTGGTTAAAAACTTGTGATTTATATCAAAGATTCTTAAATTTTTATAGTCAAATGACTTCGGGCGATAAAAACTATTTTGTTGCAAGTCTTGATTATAGAGTAGGTATAGATGCTGGATTATTTACAGAAGAAAATATGATGTTAGAAAAAAATGACCCAGAGATGACTTTAGATAAATGGGCTTATGAATATGAAGGTCGATTTGTTGGAAGTGCAAATGATAGTTATTATCCATATGATATAACTTCAAAATGTAGGTCATTAGACAGATGTGAATTAGAACAACCTAAAAAATGTCAATATAGATATATTGTAACGCACGACGTTGCTGTATCTGGTAAATCAGGTTCGGATAACGCCTGTACTCACGTTATAAAATTAATACCTAAAAAAAATGGCACTTTTACAAAACAAGTTGTTTTTACAAAAACAATGAATGGTGCTACTTTAAAAGAACAAAGAGATTTCTTAAGAGAGCTTATTCATATTAGATTTCCTAATACGGATAAATTAGTAATAGATGCTCAATCTGCTGGACAGGGCTTATTATCATTATTAGAAGAACCTTGGACTGCAAGAAATAATAGAGGAGAAGTAGAAGAGTTTCCTCCATTAATTTGTGATGACGATGAAGAAGCACAAATACTATTACCGGATGCTGAACCTCTAATAAGAGGAATAACTGCAACACAAGAATTTAACAGCACTTTTTACCCATATATGAAAAGTGGGTTTGAGGATAGAAGTCTACAATTATTGGTAGATAGTAGTGAAACAGATGAAGCATATAAGAGTGGTAAATATAAACCAGAAGAACAGGTAGTTCACGTTGAGCACGATAGCTTAGTTCAAGAATTAAGCAATATAAAACAATCATATTCTGAAGGCGGTAAAGTAATTTATACCAGAATAGTTAAAAGTAAAAAAAGAGACCGTGCAACAAGTTTAATGTATGGTTTATCTGTTGTTTGGGAATATGAAAAACAAGGGAAAGCAGATATGTATAAAAAAGAGGTAGACCCTCTTGCATATTTAAAAAAATATATATATTAAAGGAAGGTAGGTGAATAAGATTGAGTAATAAAAAGGTTAAATCTAATACGGAGACTAATTTAACAGAAAAACAAGTAATAGAAGTTCTACAAGCATATGATAAAGCTTTAAATATTAGAGATAATCAAATTGCAAATGGTGTTTTTGATGTAACAGCATTTTCTAAAGGTATGGCTGATGCAGGAGCATTTACTCCATACACACAAAACGAAATAATGAAAAGAATTAATATTGCTACAAATAGTGCTCCAGATGGAAAAAAAATAGATGAAGCATTATCTAATCCAATTGATAATGAAGGTAATTTAGTTAATTATGGTCAATCTTATTATTTCAGTAGTTTAATGTATAAACGAAATCAAGAATATCTAGCAAACCTACCTGCGTTTGATTTAGAAATATCTTGTATTAATGCAAAGCCAGAAGACTACAAAACAAATAAATATAAAAATGATTATGAAGAAATTAAAAAATTTATTAATTCATTTAATTATAGAGAGCAATTTAAAAATATTGCCTGGAATATAGTTATGAATGAAACTTATTATGCAATGTTTAGAGAATTAGGGGATAAATCTGTTATTCAAGAATTTCCTGCTAAATATGCTATGATTACTGGTAAATGGGAATATGGTCTTTTATATGATATAGATATGAATTGGTTCCTTCAGGGGGAAGTAGATATAAATTGTTATCCCGATTGGATAATCAAAAAATATAAAGAAATGTTTGACGGTAAGAAAGAAAAACCATATATACCAAGTAATAAAATAAATAAAAGAACTGGTACTTTTGGATTATGGACTCAAACAGACCCTGCAGATGGATGTTGGGTTTTTAAATTTAATCCTAATCATAATTTACAAGTTCCATTTTTTTCTGGAATGTTACCAGAAATGGCTGTCCTTCCAATATTAAGAAATTTACAAGTTAATCAAAGTATGGCTGCTGCAAGAAAATTATTAGTTTCTTCAATACCATATTTAAATGAAAAAAAGGCTGCTAGTGTAGCAAATCAATTAGCTATAGATGCAGATACTTTAGGTAAATTTATTGGACTTGCAACTCAAGGATTAGAGGCTGCAATTAAAGTTTTGGCTTTACCAACAGAAGATATTAAAGGTGTTGAGTTTAAAAATACTGATAGTGATACTTATGAAACATTTATGACTTTAACAAGTTCTTTATTAAGTGGAGGTAAAGTAATATTTTCAACAAGTGAAAATCAAAATGCAATAGAAACTCAATTTTCTATTGATATAGATAGAATGTTAATTAAATCTATATATCCTCAA